ACAAATTGTTTTACTCATCTATTGGTTCCTTTTTAGTAAATAGTTTTTTAAATGCCGCCTTGAATAAATCTTGCCAGCGGTAGGTTTGTAAATATTCTTGTGGAAAAAATTGTATGTTGTTGTACTTGGCTACCGATTGTAGCAACTCTAATTTCAACACGTCATAGGCCATAGAATCCATAAGCGCGCCCTGCTTAAGATCATCCGGTAACATGTTAAAAAGTTCGGCGGGTTCTTGGTGGTAAAATTCCAACATTTCATTACCGACGCGTATAGAGTACCACCAAGTTTCCATCATCGTGCGTTGGTTGTCATCGTCGAATACTTCGCGTTGCCCTATGTGCTGTTTTATTATAGGGAATTCGATAACGCCAATTGATTCGTTAGCGCCGGTCATTTCTTCACCCCGCTAGCTGCAAGAATCTCAGCGGCAGCCGGTGAAGGGGTAGGCTTAGGAAAGAATACCGAAGGGTCAACGGGGGTACCAGCGGCTTCTTGTTTCGTTAACAGTTCAACCATTTCGTCGCCCATTTTCGCAGCGTCTTTAATTAACGATTCTAAACTTTGCTTATTGGTACTACGACTAAGCAATCCGCACAACGCGCTAGATGTGTATTGATGTTTCAATTCGGTTTTATCTTTCTTCAACATCTTAACCGCATCTTCTTTCTTGATCGTACCCGCTAATAAGTCATCGACAATTTTTTCAACATTCATTTTTTAGTCTCCATTTCAATCAGTAAATCGATAAAGTGTTTCGCTTTTTTCAAATCTTCTACGCCGCCCTTGTCGCGCCAACGACTTAGATATTTAATAGCTGAACCTTCGCAGAAACCTATCTTGTTGCGGTGTATGTATTCGACCGGTTGGATAACCAGATTTTTATAGTGGCTGCCACCGACTTGTTGGCTCAACGCGTTATCGGCTTCAGCCACCATATCTTTAGCTATTTGTTGCATCATGGTTTCGCCTTTTAAAGCAGCCTCACCTACTGGTTCGTGCAAGGTAGAAAATTCAATGTGGGCTGCGTGCGGCGATGGAAATCGTCGCACTTTTCGTAATGGGTTTAGCTCGGTAATGTGGTTGCAAATATCACATTGCTTGCCCCACCAACTGCCGTAATCCTTATTATATTTTAGAGTATTGATAGCGTGGCAATGAAGACAGTTATAATCTACTGATACTAATTCTTCAGTCTCGATAACCCCATGATGTTCGGTTTGCACTTGTGCCATTAACGGTTTCCTTTCATAGCTGTTAGTAATAAATCTTGTACGTCGCGTTTCGTTTCGCGCCTAGCGATAACCAGTTCATCTATCGTGTCGCGTGCGATAATGTTATGCAGAAATACGGGCCTATTGAACCCCGCTTGCTTTTGACGCACTGGCCCAATGCGTTCGATAATTTGCTGGTATTCCTCAAGGTTCCACCAATGCGAAAAGAAAGCCAGTATGTTGCCCCCGCTCTGTAAATTGAGGCCGTGACCGGCGCTTGCAGGGTGAGCGAATAGCAGTTGTATCTTGCCATCGTTCCAGTCTTTGACAGTTTGCGGATTAGTATCGAGAGTTCGCGCTTTCGGAAATGCACGTGTAAGCCGCTCAAGATCGCTCTTAAAATGATAGGCAACAAGTATTGGTGCACCACTACTTTCCTCGATAATACCTTGCAATGCCTGAATTTTTGCGTCATGTACTTCAAGCCATTTTTTGTTAGTGTTTTCGGTAGCCTCCCCGGCGGCATAAATCGCCCCACTTGCCAATTGCAAACACTTGATCGTTTTACTAGCAGCGTTGAATGCTTCAATTTGGTTATCTCCTATTTCAATGAATAATTCTTTTTCCATTTCCTTATACAGCGCGCGGGCTTTCGGCGGCAGTTCAACATAAATATTATTTACTATGGGTTCATCTAAATTAAAATAATCCTTTGCATCGATGGTTAAACATACATCTTTGATCTTCGCTTCGATTTGTTCGCGCGCAAATGGCAGTGGTTCGTACCCGTAACCGTTCCACGTTGGCCGAAAGTAGCGTTGGGTAAATGCAGTGAACGATCTACCTAACCGTTGGCCGCCGTCGATAAACCACAGTTGGCCCCATAAATCCAGCAACCCATTCGGTGCGGGTGTACCGGTTAAGTTAACCCAACGATCAACATATTTGTGCGCAACCCTTGCCAGTGCACGAGTACGTTTACCGCCTTGCATTAACCTGAAACTCTTTAACCGCGTACTTTCATCGGCGATCACTGTACCGAATGGCCAGCTATCGCCTAAGTATTCAACCAACCACGGCAGGTTTTCGTAGTTGCAGGTATACACATCGGCTTTAATTTTCAATGCAGCTTCGCGTTCTTTAGGCGAACCGATGATCTTAGATAGCGTTAAGTTTTTTAAATGTTTCCATTTCTTTTGTTCATCGGGCCACACGTCGTTGGCCACACGCAATGGGGCCAGAATCAACACCGGCTTTTCTAATTCAAGCGCAAATAAAATATCAAGCGCCGTATAAACACAAACGGTTTTACCCAACCCCATGCCCGCGAAGATACAACACCGTGGTTTATCTAACACAAAGTTAGTAATCAACGGGCCGTATTCGCGGGGCGTGTAGTCTATGGTTTGCATATCTTTTTATAATTGCTGATATGCGGTTCAGCACTTAGTATCGCGTTGATAATATTTTCTGTGTGGTAACTGTTTAATTCGTCCATAAGATTGTCGTACCATTTGTACCACTTATCAACCTTACTTTTGTGGTCAAACACCAACACAACAAAGCCGAGTTTACGCAAACGTTCATGTTCTCTATACTGCGCATCGGTTGGTTCTTCGCCGGTTTCTTTTAATTCTGCGAAACGAAAGAAAGCCATAGGTAAAAATAATTGGCGATCTGGTACGTTGTTGCGCTGCGGGCTTTTATATTTCGGCGCTAACCCACTACGGACAGTTGTTTGTTTTACTAAGTGGGTTTCAACTACCGATTCCCTTTCGTGTTCTAATTCCATTACTACCCCTTAATATAATAAGCAACACGAATAGCAAACCAGTATAAAGCGATGAAGCCCTTAACCAGCTTGATACCGGTAAGTGTTACGCCGTTATCGGTTGGTGCACCGGGTTCCGCTGCGGTGGTGTCGTAGCACAAACCCGCTGATATTTCGCGCCAACCTTTTTCAAACAACTTAAATTCAAACTGAACCCGTTTTATCCTGACTATCTTTTCCATTTTGTACCCCTTTAAAAGTTCCCATAATTTTGTCACTGGCCCATTGTGAAACCACGACAAACCCCAACCAGAAAATACATACTGGCATAGCTACTATCATACCCACTAAAAAGAACGGGCAAAATATTACCATCAAAGTGATCGCTTTCGCGCGCTGCCACTTGTTTAACTTTTTCAACTTAACATGCATTTTTAATTCTCCTATTTGTGTGGCCATTTAAAATCCGCGTAACCTCTACGCCAAGTAAACATAACGGTTTGATCGTCGCCTTGCGCAAAATCAACACCGCCATACGGTTCGGCTAACCGCTTAAGTTTATTATCGGGGTGCAACACATAACGTTTACCCAAATACGATATAGCCTTAGATAATTTGTAGTAATATTTTTCTAAGTAACGTTCAGTGGTAAACAATTCTGCATCGCCTAAACAGCGCAGAATATTATTTTCATCCCAATAAAATAAACTGCATGAACCAAACACAAATTGTTTGTCGTTACTTTTAATTGTGAAAGATAACATTACCGCCCCTTTCTTCGTTTAACTTTCTTATTCATCAAACGGTTCAGATACCATCGTTGCCCGAACACTGCTATAAGCACGATGATAATACCAACTACAACCATAGCCAATATAATATTGTTAATCATTCTTTTCGATACCTATAAGTTTCGTAACCACTCGCGGCCAGTGGCAACCCCTTGGCCCATACCGGATTGATGGTTAATACATTACCCAATGCTTCAGAATTAAATTCTTTACTGTCCGGTGCTTCCGATACCACTTCATCGTGCGATGTCAGGATGATCTTATACCCGCAGTTCTCAACGAATGGCATACGGGCTGCTATCACATCACGCGCCCCGGCTTGCGTAAAGTTTTCCGCTAACTTACCCCCGTAGGTGTACAACCGTTGCCAACGTTTAGTATATTGATTCTGGCCCATATACGATATCTTATTGTCTTCACCTAGCTGGATACCGGGGTAACAAAGCGAACGCCCTTTCGGTAGCTTTACCCTTAACCAAGAACCCATTTTCGTAATTTCAATTAACCCTACTTTACGCGTGCGGCCCGGATTCATTATCGCGTAGATCACTGCATCCTGTAAGTCTTTCCAAAACTGTACGATCTTCGGGTGCGCTCTGCGCCATAAACGCTTCAACGAATCGCAAGCGATATAAACATCACGTTCTAAGCCTAACGTTTGCTTCCGAGCTTCGGCCCATTTCCATGCGCGCGCGGCTTCGGCTAACACATCTTCAGGTATGTTGGGTAACGCTGCTTTGGACAACTTAACCAAATCCATTTTGTAAGTCATTACCATCGTAACGAATGCGCCAACCCCGCCTTCATAACCTAATGCCAGTTCTTGCACCTTACCTAATTGCCGTTGATCTTTAGTAATCGTTTCTATATCGACCGCAAATGATCTTGCGTAAGAAACATTATATAAGTCTGGCCCAGTGTCGTTATCGTAATCGCTGAACGCTTGTAGTTTCCAGTCTTCGCCCGCGAACCACGCGATCACACGCCCTTCGATGTTCGCATAATCCGATATGACTAGCTTCTTACCTTTCGGTGCGATGATACAACCCCGTATTGCACTCGACGCTGCGGGCATAACCTCATCGTAAAACAAATCAATCGTGCCGCTTTGTATCGCTTCGATGGCAGCGGTGACATAGTGGGCTGCTTCCTCATCACTTACTTTTTCTTTCCCATACCAACGCGCAGCGGCTTCACGATCTAAGCGTGGTAAATTCTGCGGCTGGAAAACGCGACCGGCCCACCGGCCCGTTCTATTCGCGCCACAAAATTGTAACGTACCGCGCAATCTGCCGTCGCGTGACACACCATTAATAAGCGACTTATATTTTGACGTGCTGGTAGTGGTCGCCGCTAACCTAATCTTTAATAACTCGCGCAACGTTTCCGGTAATTCTTCATCCCATATACGGGTTTCAAGTGTTGCTGCTTTCATATCCGGCAGTTCAACACCGTAAGATTCGACGATGTACTTTAAAAGTTTATCGCGTTGTGTCGTTGATTCCAGTTCGTTATCGGTTAATTCTTTAGTGCGCGCACCCAATATATCTTTAGCCTTAGCGACTGCTTCGAGCGCACTATTCGCAAAGTCTACGTCAACACACATACCACGATCATTAATTTGTTGGTCAAGATGCCACAACGCTAATTCTTCACCGTGGTAATTCCAATTCGGTATTTTCGATTCGACTGCACGCATGGCTGCTACGTCGATGATCGCGTATTCTTTGAACTGTTCCCATTCTACCGGGTGCGTATGCCGCGTTGCGCGGCGAATCTTTTGGTTCGCAGGGCGCGGTACGCACAACAATTTAATCAACGAATTACCGATCTTTTGTTTGCGTATATCTTGTTCGACTCTTAATATGTGACATAACTTTTCGAGCGCACCGGGTAAACCATGCATCATCGCTTTCACCATCACATCGTACCAACGCTTAACGTCGGTCTTAACCCGCAGGTTGGTTGAATTATTCAACACCGCGCGATCAAACATCGCGTTGTGGAATACTAATCGTATCTTAGGATTCTTTAACGCGCGTTCTAAGTCCGAAGGCATCGGTGCACCGGTGGTTAAATCCCAACACTTAACGGGTTCTTGGTTCAGCGCGTAAGCAAATAACATCACTTCGCAATTCTCTGCGTAAGTATACGTGCCGTGCTTAATGGGTTTTTCACAGTAAGTTTCCGTGTCAGCCCATAATGTACCATCCCATTCCATATTAACCGGGCATTCTTAATCTGAAAATCGCACCGTTTTGTCGGATGCGTATCGCAATTTTTTCAAGCCGGATACACCAATGGATAATTTGTTTTGCTTTCCTATCTAAGTCGTAGCTACCCGTACCGTAGACAGAAAATTCGCACACAAATTTATGCATCGCCTTGGCGTAGCAATAGGTATATCGTTCTTTAGTGTTGCCGCGTAGTGCGGCGATTAAATCTTGTTTGCGTCGGTATCTGATATTATTTCTATGTTTGTTTATGTTGTCTATGATCGCTTTGTTGGTTTCCATTTATTCTTTTCCTTTTATCCCTAGCTTTCAAATTGGTTATGTATTTAACGGCGCGTAAATGCGCGGGGTTAATACAGTTTCTAATGCAGCATAGATGATCTATTTCTCTATCACATCGCAATTTCTTACCGGTAAATACTTCATAAGCTACGCGATGCGCTTTATACTTTTTGCGTTTCTTTGTCTTGAAGCACCACAAGTTGAGTGTGCCATAACCATCTTCTTTACAGTGGCCAAACCACAACCAACATGCAGTGCCTTCAAAGAACAATTCATCGGAAACGTAGCTATTCGCTATTAACCTTTCTTCAAGGTTGCGATATAACTGCGTCATGCTTACAGCAACGCAGCTAAGTTTTCCTCTGATGAGCTTGCGCCGTCGCCTTCGTCAAGTCCGAAATCGCTAAGATCGCCGAACTCTTCTAAGGATGCCGGTGCGCCACCGCTGAATGCATCACCATCTTTAAAGAATTGAACGCCGCGCAGCGTGCAATTGATACGTTGGCCAAATTTATTATCTTGCGCGTAGAATTCAACGTAAGCATAAACGTAGCAACCGCCGTATATTTTGCCGTCGAACGCGGTCAATTGCGTTTTGCCGTCAACATCTAGCACGCGTGGTTTCGCTTTGTTGCTGGCAGAAATATAAAAGTTACCTTCGTAACCGTTATAGGGTATGCCTTCGCGGGTTAACCGTGGCTTCTTATAGAAGCACAGTTTGTTTTCGTCTTTCATTTGTTTTAACACAAGCCCCGCGCGATCTTTCCATTTTTTCTTGGCAAGTTCTACAAATATAGCGTCTATCTTTTTTACCGCCGGGTGTGTTGGTGAGAGTATAAAGTTACTACGGTATTTAAAATCACCCTGACCGTTTACTTGTGTTGGTTCGTATAGTTCTGGAAATGCTAAGCGTACATTTTCTAGTGTCAGTTTCATGTTTTAGTCCTTAAAAAGTTTTGGATATTTAGTTTTGATGCGTGCGGTCGCAACTTCTACCGCGCGCGCCCTTGCCGCTGATTCCCCTGCTGGTAAATCAGGCGCAACTTCAGCGGCTTCGATCAACAATCTGCGCGCGTCACACGGCAGCAAATTGCTAATCGCCATTGCACCTTGAAACAACTCTTTTACTTTATCGTCACTCATCGGTTAAACGGAAAATCGCCAATTTTATTCACTTCGCCAAGGGCGAATTCCGTTAGACCTTGCAGTGTCCAATCCTGTACTTCACTATCTACCAAGTGAACCGCAAGCGCCGGTCGTTTATCCGTTTCCGGTGCAACGCTAGGCTTACCGTCTTCTTGGTTAATCAATTCAAGTAACCGTTCCCAACGTTTCGGCGCGTCTTTAAATTTCTTTTCAGCTTGCGCCGGTGATATTAAAGTGAACTTATATATTTCTTCATCCGATAGTCGCATTGAGTTCTTAAGAATATCAACCACTGTTTCTTCGCTTACCCAGTATCTCGCGCCGCGTTTACCTTGAACCAGTTTCCAACCGGGTACGGTATGGCCCGCAAACAATTCACGTTCGATACGCGCGCGGTACACACGGGTTAAATCTTCTAACATATCGACATACTTCATTAACCCGCCTAGCTTCTCGTTTGAAATTAAGTTCGGGTCATCGGCAGCCGTTACCGCATTGGCCAACTGATCGCGTAAGTCGGGCGCTTCTAAGTCGATAAACTCACCGGTGACATTATTTAATGTGTACTGAGCGAAGGCCGCGCACTTATCTTTAGCCTTGCAGAAATAACATTGGTCTTCGCCGGGGGTAAAGTAGTCGGGTAATATCGGTTGGGTTTTGAATTTCTGGTACAACGTTGCCGCTTGCAGTGATTTTTCCCGTGCGGTTTTACCGAACGCTAACAGTTCATTGACGGTAATTTGCCACTCGGATAGATGCCCGATGCGCGGTTGATGTATGACTAATAATATATGCTCGAAATCGCCTAACAAACCGTAAAGATCGTAGACACCCAACGCGTACAACATTAGTTGTTCGTTATTTTCTGCGTCAACGCGTACACCTTTACCATGCTTGTAATCGTGTACTTGAATTTCTTTCTTGGCGAAATCTAATATGACTGCATCACTTGTACCGAAGGGTATTTCAGATACCCCGCCTTCTAACATCGGTGTTTGAATGTACGCACCTAGATTAACTTTCACTTCGACTTCTATTTCATTACCCATTGCGTAGTGGTGTAGGTTATCTATATATGTCTGTACGTGTTCAGCCATTTCGTCGGTGACTGTGATACGCGGCGGCATGTTTCCTGAAGCGAAATTAAAATACTTGTCGGAAACAACTATTTCTTCGCCGATAAAAAACGCTGCCGGTTTCTTGTGGGTAAGCGCACGTTGCGCTACGGTATGCGCTGCCGTACCTTCGTCTGCATACTTAGAAGATTTATCTTCACAAGTGGATTCCATCGAGGGGGCCGCTAAACATTTCATCCAGCGATGCGCACCTGATGGCGATAAGTAAAAGTGATTAGCCATTAGTCTAACCTTCCTAATAGTTTTATTTCAGAAATGAATTCGCCGTTTCTTAACTCGATACTTTTGGCTGCGCTAAGTGCGTCATCGGCCATTACCGTTTTCAACCGATCACCATCTAGTGTTACGTGCCGCTGCGGATTACTTTTACTAGCGCCGCTGAATCCAATGTACACTTCATACATAGCCGAATTTAAAATCAAAACTTTTTTCTTAGCCATTGCTAATTGTCCTTACTTTATATTTCCAGTCTTCTTTACGCATCACCACTTTTACACCGGGCCAATAGCCTTTAGCGTTGATTCCATCAACCCAATTGCGGGCCGTAATCAATTGTCGTTTCGCTGCTTTGTATTTCTTGGTAAAAGTATTCGGCCCGGTGTGTTTATTAGGTTTGCGTTTCCACGCTGTAGAGTTCATCGCTTGCTGAATCCGCTGCGCGCGTTCGTCTAGCGTTAAACCTTTATAAGTCCTGCGCACAAACCCTTTCTTCAGCATTAACTTGTCTACGCGCGCCGGGTAGATACTTCCTTTAGCCTGACCGCAACGCACTTTAACCATGCGTGCATCGCGGCCTTTCTTTACCAGTAGTTCAACATAGGTAATGATGTTCATGGCTAAATTTCGCTATCTAATTCTTCTTTGAATCTTGTCGCAACCGCAGCGTATTCCCCTTCAGCAATTTCAGTTAACCGTTGCGCTGGTTCGCCAGTGTCTTTGTTGGTGAACTCACTTAATATGTTGGAAATCACTTCGCGGCCTTTGAGTTTCGCAAGTTCTTGGCCCACTTTCTGAACGTCGGTATAACTAATTGTGGGTTGGTAGTCTGATGTTTCTTCAACAACGACCGGTTTAGCTTTTACAGGTGCGGCGGGTTTAGGCGTTGCGGCTTTCGGTGCGGTAGTCTTAGCAGCGGCGGCAGGTTTAGCGGCTTTCTGTACAACTTCGCCGGGTTGTTTGTCGGCAGTCATTTCGCGGTAAATCAATCCTAATGCTTCGCCGACTTTAATAAGGTTGGTATTTAATTCTGCTATTTGCTGTTCTAGGCTCATTTCTTTTAGTCCTTATATATGGGTTAGTTTTAAAAATATTTAAGTATTACTATTCGCCCGAACAAATTAACGTTTCTTTAAAACTATGTCAACAATTATATTTTTATAAAGCTATTTGCAATTGCTATACGCTTATTGCTATTATCCAAGATCATTTTATATAAGGGATGATATGAATAACTTACATAAGTGGATGGCGAAAGCCGAACACGAACAACAGTACAGATTAGCGGTGCTTGCCGAAACGACTTACCCCTATTTACAGCAATTAGCAGGGGGCCATCGTTACGCAAGTCAAGGATTAGTCAAGCGATTAGAGGAAGGGGCTAAACGTATACGCCTGTTCATCAACCCTAAATTACCCGTGTTGCGCTGCAATGATTTGTTAAAACCAGTAGTAAAGAAAACGCAAAAACGCAAGTAAAAATAATTTGGGGGTAGCATGAGCAGTGAATTCGCGCAACATGGCCGCACGCTATTAGCAAACGGCTACCTGATCGTACCAATAAAACCGGGTGACAAAGCCCCGGCCATTCCAGACTGGGTTAACGCCCGTATCCGACCTGACCAAGTAACCCAACCGGTGTTTGCTAATTTCGGAGTGGGTATCTTAACCGGTCAGGGTGATATTCCGCTGGCCGCTATCGATATCGATACCACCTTAAAGCCCTTGGCTCAAGGTTTCGTTAATTGGTGTACGGAAAACTTAGGCTTAACCTGCGAACGTGTGGGTAAAGCACCGAAACTACTTCTTGTATATCGGGCTGCCGATACCGGATACCGCAAAGCCACCGGTGCTTGGTTCACCGATAAAGATAATAACAAGCACCGTGTCGAAGTCTTAGGGCATGGCCAACAGTTCGTCGCTTACCACATACACCCCGACACGAAGCAACCTTATAAGTGGGTTGATGTGTTCGGCGGCATCGAACGCTTTGAAGCCAGCGAATTGCCGACTATTACCAGTGACCAAATCGAAATCGCTTTAAAACAATTTGAAGTGATGGCTGAAAAGTACGGATTAAAACGTGGTACGGCAAGCGTGGTTAGTATCCGGGCTGCGGCGGGCGCGGGTAGCGACCCGTTAGAAGATTTTGAACCGCCGATAGGGTTAGATATCGATGATGCACGCTTGATGCTAGTCGGCGTGGATAACGAAGATTACGATTCATGGTTACGCGTCGGTATGTCGTTGCACCATGAGTACGAAGGTAGTGATGAAGCATTTGAACTATGGGATACGTGGTCAGAGGGGGCAAGCAATTATACGGGGCGCGAAGCGTTAGAAACCCGCTGGCAAGGTTTCGGTACTAAAGGCGGGCGGCCTGTTACGATTAAATGGTTGGTCAAGTTAACCAATGAACAACGCCGCGTTGCTATCAAAGAAGAAAAGCTAATCGCATTAGATGAAGTGAAAGGCTTAATAAGTAACTGTACCAGTTCTATCGATTTGATTAACGAGATTGCGCCGCTTGCGGGTTCGGCAGCCGGTACGGACTTAGCGATTAAAGTGGAACTGCAAGGTTTGATCAAAGCGCAGTTTAAGAAACTCACCGGTACAGCGTTACCGATTGCCGAATTAAAAACGGCGATGCAGTCAGGTTATCGTGCGCCGGTTGCCGAGCATCGGGCTAAACGTGCGCTAACCGAATTCGGTAATCTTGATAGGTTACTTGATAAATACGGTGATTCTTTAATGTATGTACCCGAAACCGACGCGTTCTATATGTGGACTGGTATTTATTGGCGTTGGTCATCGATAGCTGAAGTTACTTTATTAGCTAATGAAATTATCCGTGCGTTGCCTAATGAATTAGAACACATAGAAGGGGATGCCGAACGCGCTAACTTTCTTAAATTCTGCGCTGCCAGCCAAAAAGCGCAAATGGTTAAAAACATGGTGGTGCTAGCTAAGAGCGACGTTAAAACCCTTACCCCGATTGACGAACTGGATAAAAAGCGGCACTTATTTGGTGTTGGTAACGGCGCGGTTGATTTGAAAACCGGCAATTTGCTGGCCCCCGACCCTCAACAATTTATTACGATTAACACCCCTGTTAGTTATTCTCCGCAATCTGAAGCCCCTTTATTTTTACAAACCCTTAGCGATGTGTTCTTTGACGATGTTGAACTGGTCGAATTTTTTCAACGTTTAGTGGGTTATTCCATTACCGGCAACCCTAAAGAGGACATTATCGTTATCCCGTTCGGCGATGGCAGTAACGGCAAATCGACAATATTAGGTGCGATACGCGAAGCACTGGGTAATCACGCTAAAACCGCTAGCAGTGACACTTTCTTAAGTGCAACGGGGCGTGGTGGCAATTCAGGTAACGGGCCGCGTGAAGATGTTTTGCGGCTTCGTGGCAGCCGGTTCGTATATGTGACTGAACCCGATGAAGGTAGCGAATTAAGAGAAGGGTTAATTAAGTGCATGACCGGCGGGGAGTCGATGCCAGCGCGCGGCCTATATTCAGTTAAAACAATTGAAGTCGAACCTACATGGGTAACGTTCATGCCGACCAACCATAGGCCCATAGTCAAGGGTGACGATAACGGAATTTGGCGCAGATTATTGCCTATTCCCTTCGTTCGCAACTTTGAACTTGAAGAAAGTAAAGACCCGGCACGTGCTGATAAATTGCGGCGCGAGCTACCGGGTATCCTGAAATGGTGCATTGAAGGTGCGGTTAAATACAACAAACAAGGTTTAGATACCCCAAAAGCCGTGGCTGAAGCGCGTAAAGAATACCGGGTAGACATGGATATTTTAGCGGGTTGGCTCGCAGAAAGTTGTGAATTGGACGCTAATTACTCAGAATCCAACGCGGCGTTGTGGCAATCATGGCGTGATTTTTCTTTGATGCATGGTGAAACGCGGTTCTTAAATAGCGCGCGTGCACTCGGTCGGCGCTTAGCGGTTCGCTTTAAACCGTACAGAAAGGCCGCTGAGCGTGGTTTCACAGGATTGCGCGTTAAAAAATCTGTTATATAACAAAGGGATGACGAATGACATTAGATACCCCCCTTTTTCCTAAAAGTCCTATAAGAATGAATAATAGAGTTTTAGTGAAAATGACGTTTTTAAACGTCATTCGTCATTTTGCGAAGTTTAAGGATTTTACTTGCAAAAAATTACAAGTTGAAAAGGGCGGCGCAACACATGGCACAAAAAAGAACAAGCGATAATTATAAGCGGGGCGAAGACCACCCACTTGCAAAATTTAGCAACCACGAAATCGAATTGATTCGGCAATTGCGCGATGACGGTTTTAGTTATGGGGAAATCGCTAAAAAGTTCGACACGTCAAAAAGTACTATCCAACATATCTGCACATTTAAGCGCCGCATGTAGTACGCATGGTTCAGTGTAGCGGTAATACACTGAAATCATGGAACCTAAACTTAACCCACGTCAAACGCTGTTCGTTGAAGAATACCTGAAGGATTTAAATGCTACTCAGGCCGCCATCCGTGCGGGCTATAGCAAAGAATCTGCACATGCTATTGGCCCTGAGAACTTGGAAAAACCTGCTATCAAGGCTGCGATAAAAGCGGCCATAGACCGGCGCGCGGAAGCGGTTCAAATTGATGCGCAGTACGTTCTAAATGGGATTACCAAGCTAATTGATCGTTGCGAACAAGCTGTGCCGGTGTTCAACAAAGACGGCGAAGAAACCGGTGAATATACTTTTCAAGGTTCGGTAGCGATGAAGGGCTATGAACTTTTAGGCCGACACTTTGCGATGTTCAGTGACAAGTTGCAAATGACCGGTAAGGATGGCGGCCCCATTGAAATAAGCGAAGGGCAACGCGCTACCCGAATTTCTGTTTTATTTAAGCAAGCAAGGGAACGCGCGGACAGCGAAGAAAAGCATAACGCGGATGATCTTTTGTAGTGAACATTCCAGATTACACCACCCAAGAAATTTTAAAACTGCTTCCGTTCTTAACTGAAGACGAACGCATTGAATTAGATTCGTTGTTGCAGCTTGATACGTTGTTGTGGGTTCCGCAAGAAGGCCCGCAGTTGATGGCGTATGAATCCGACGCTGATGTGGTGGGTTATGGCGGTGCAGCCGGTGGCGGCAAAACAGATTTAGCAATTGGTAAAGCGTTAAACAAACATCGCAAGGTTGCGATCTTTCGGAAAGAAGGTAAAGAGTTAACAGCAATCGTTGACCGCTTTGAAGAAATCTTAAGAACACGCGACGGTTACAACGGGCAAGATGGCATATGGCGTTTACCAAAACATAAATTGCAAATTGAATTCGGTTCGCTTGCTAATCCCGGTGATGAAAGAAAATATCAGGGGCGGCCTAAAGATTTGTTGGTGCTTGATGAAGCAGCCAATATGCGTGAGCAACAAGTACGATTCCTAATGGGGTGGGTGCGCTCAGTAAACCCAAATCAACGATGCCAAACACTGATGACGTTCAACCCACCGACTACAATTGAAGGCCGCTGGATAATCGATTACTTCGCGCCTTGGCTTGATAAGAAATACCCGTTCCCCGCAGCGCCCGGTGAGATTAGATATTTTGCAGTGATCGACGGTAAGGACTGCGAAGTTGAAGACGGTCAGCGATTTGAATACAACGGTGAGATTATCATTCCACAATCGCGCACGTTCATACCTGCGAAGGTTGGCGATAATTTATTTCTACGTGATACAGGGTACATCGCAGTGTTACAAGCGTTGCCTGAACCATTGCGTTCGCAAATGTTATACGGCGACTTTACCGCCGGTATGAAAGATGATGTGTGGCAAGTGATACCTACGCAGTGGGTTGAAGAAGCCATGCAACGTTGGGTTAAGAAAGATATCAAGCCGACAATGGATTCGTTAGGTGTCGATATCGCACGCGGTGGCGACGACCAAACGGTGATCGCTAGAAGACATGGCAATTGGTTTGATGTGCCACTCAGTTATCCGGGCAAAGAAACCCCCGATGGCCCGATTACGGCAAGTTTAGTGATCGCTGCAACCCGTGATCGCGCACCGATACACATCGATGTAATCGGTGTGGGTTCATCCCCGTACGACTTCTTGAAGAAAGCGCAGCAATACGTTATCGGTGTGAACGTTGCCGAGAAACCAACGGCTACCGCAATCGGTGGTCGCTTAACGTTTATGAATCTACGCACTCAATTGTGGTGGCAAATGCGTGAAGCACTTGACCCCGCCAACAATCGTGGTATTGCGTTGCCACCCAACAAACAACTATTAGCTGAGCTATGCACACCGAAATGGTCGTTGCAAGGTTACTCGATTAAGGTTCAATCGCGCGAAGAAATCTACGATGAAATTAAACGCTCCCCGGACATGGCAACCGCTTATATCTTGGCGTTGATCGATACGCCACGGGTTCACGAAGTGGACAGGGGTACGCGTGGTAGCGGCAACGTAGACTACGATGTGTATAAGATTCTTGACCAGAGGGATTAATTATGTGCGACCCCGTTACCATCGGTTTAGCCTTGGCTTCAACTGTGGCTTCGGCTGCACTCGCGCCGAAAGCACCGAATACACCGAAAGCACCCGATGTTGCAGCACTTGCACCTAAGCAACAATCGAAAGCACCCAACACGGATGCGGTGAAAAAGAATACGCAAGAGCAATTGAAAGGGCCAGCGGGCTACGATTCCGGCAGTACGTTCTTAACGGGTACGGGCGGCGTTGACCCCAGTACATTGAACCTTGGTAAAACTATGTTGTTAGGTGGCTAATGATAGGCAAATACGAACTAAAACGCACGCGCCACCAAGCACTTAAGAACGAATTAAGTTCGTGGATTGCGCATTACAAAGAACTCAGTACGTTTTGTTCCCCGCGTTCCGGGCGGTTCTTTACGCAAGATCGAAACAAGGGTGATCGTAAGCACAACAACATTTACGACAACACGGGCTTACGTGCATTGGGGGTGTTGGCAGCGGGCATGATGTCAGGAAATACCAGTCCGGCACGGCCTTGGTTTCGGTTAGCAGTACATGATACCGACTTGATGGAATACGAACCGGTCAAGGTATGGTTGAACCAAGTTACTTTGTTGATGCGTGATGTGTTTGAACGATCTAACACGTACCGCAGTTTGCATAAAGCGTATCGTGAATTGGGCTGCTTTGGTACGGCGGCCTTTGCTGTTTTAGAAAACTACAAAACAGTTATTTGGAATCACTCATCAACCGCCGGTGAATATTGCATCGCAACGGATTACAACGGTAAGGTAAATACTTTTTATCGTGAGTACGAAATCACTGTTGCCCAAATGGTTGATGAATTCGGTTTAGAGAATTGTAGTTTGCAAGTTCAAAGTTTGTTCAAGTCGGGCAAGGGGTTTGATTCATGGCGGCCTATTGTGCACGCGATACAACCGCGCGATGCGTCGAAAGGTGAACGCGATTACCAACGCAAAGACAACAAGAACATGGCGTTTAGTTCTTGTTACTACGAAACCAGTGGCGATAAAGAAAGCTATCTGCGTGAATCGGGCTTTGAAGAATTCCCGATCATAGCGCCGCGTTGGGATACATCGGGCGGTGATATCTACGGTAATTCCCCCGCGATGGAAGCGTTAGGGGATATCAAGCAATTACAGCACGAGCAATACCGCAAAGCGCAAGCAATCGATTTTAAAACGTTACCATCAATGCAAGCGCCGACTTCAGCGAAAGGCGCTGAAATTAAATTCTTACCGGGCGGCTTAACCTACGTGGATAACCCGGGCCGTGATAAAGCGATATCTTCAGCGTTCGATGTGAACTTAGATTTAAGTCATTTGCTTGCTGATATCGAAGATGTACGCGGACGTATCGACAAAGCATTCTATGTTGATCTATTTGCGATGATCGCAAACGATACACGCAGCAATATCACCGCACGCGAAATCGCTGAACGGCACGAAGAAAAGTTATTAATGCTTGGCCCAGTGCTTGAGAATTTGAATAACGAAATGCTTGACCCACTGATTGATATTACGTTCTCACGCATGTTACGTGCGGGGATTTTGCCGCCGTTGCCCGAAGAATTAGATGGCCAAGAATTAAATGTTCAATTCATTTCAACACTAGCGCAAGCACAACGCGCAGTAGGTTTAGGTTCGATTGATCGTTTACTGGGTACAGTCGCAATGCTTGGCCAAGTGGGTAAACCTGAAGCAGTGGATAAACTTGATGGTGATGAAATTATCGATCAAGTTAGCGACATGTTAGGACTCGACCCTAAACTAATTGTTGCCGACGATAAGGTAGCGTTGATACGTGAAGATCGCGCGAAGCAACAAGCACAAATGCAGCAAGCGGCAATGATGCCGCAAATGGCGAAAGCAGCTAAGGACGCAAGTCAAGCTGATACCGAAAAACAAAGTGTACTAACCAGCATGATGCCCGGATAGGAGAAATTAAAAATGATTAGTATGAAATTTACTGCGGACGAAGCGCGCAAAGATTACGGTTTAGGTACACCTGAATCGAAAGATTTACCGGCCTATCCTTACGGTTTAACACTTTGCTTGAATGACGATTCGTTGAAGAAATTAGGTATTAGCATTCCGCAAGTCGGCACGAAGTTTACGTTAACCGCGATGGTTGAAGTAGTGAGTGTACACGCGCAGAAAGAAGTGGACGGTGATACCAACGTTGGCGCTGATTTACAAATTACGGATATGGAATTAACAGAGGGTAAGACAGTTGACCCTAAATCACTTTATCCAAATTCTAATTACTAGGAGATATCAACATGGCTGATGCAGTCGCGGTACGAGTTATAGGCGAAACGAAACATCACTACATTATCCACTGTACCAACATATCGGATGGTACGGGCGAATCCGCAGTTGTGAAAGCGGATAAATCAACACTGTTAGCAATTGATGGTGCTGAACCCGCAAGTTTAGATATCGATAAAGTGGTGTGGTGTTGCGACGGTATGGCGGTGCGAATATTGTTCGACCACACAACCGACGATTTAGCACTTGCTTTATCTGGTTCAGGTTCGATTGATTTTCGTTCTATGGATTTAGATTTAGTACCCGGTGATTCGCGCTTGAAAGACCCACGAAGCGCGGGCGCTACCGGTGATATTTTGTTTACTACAGTGGGCCACACGTCGGGCGATACTTACAACATCACGTTGTGGCTTCGCAAATTACCAGATTAATTTTATTTAACTAGAGGGGGGTTTTATTATGGTCATATCAAAATCGTTTACCGCAGTTGGCAACTCCGCAGAGATTTTAATTAAGCACAAAGAAAGTATTGTGTTCAGCGTATCCGGTACGTTCGTAGGTACGGTTGTGTTGGAACGTTCTTTCGACGGCGGGCAATCATGGGAAACCATTCACAGCAAAACAGCGGCAGCAAGTGGTTCATATCAATCACTGACACCGAGCAATCCTGATGTTCGTTACCGCTATCGTTGTTCCGCTTTCACAAGCGGTACGATTGTTACATCGCTTACAAACGCAGCCTCTTATCTTAGCAAGAAGCGGATTATTTCCGCAGCCGGTAGTGCTAAGGTTGGCGCGGGCGCGGGCTTCGTAGTTGCAGCCGCAAGTAACATTGCATTAGTAACTTGCCCTGCTTCACAAACTGCGGCCACTGCGGTTGTTTTCTTGCCACAGTTAAAAGTGGGTGATGTGATCGAAGCGTTCCACTTGGTCGGTCAAATTGAATCAGCCGGTGGTACGGTAACAGTTGACGCAGAATTGCGCGTAATGACTGCCGCCGCTGCCGACGTAACCGACGCTTCAGTGGGTTCGATGACTCAATTATCCGCTACTGCCGATGCGATCATGTCTGATTCCAACACTTTGAAACAAGGGTTGGATAAAGTCGTTGGCGCGGATGAAACCTACTACATTCTTATCACTGTAACCACTGCGGCCAGCACTGACGTTGCGTTGCAAGCCGTAGCACTTGTGGTTAAAGAAGCATAAGCGTATGCGTGGTTTTAGTAACGTGATGTAGGCTTAAGACAATATGAGCAATATTGACCCACTAGATTTAGACGCGATTAGTGAAGCGGCTGAGAAAGAACAGAAAGCTAAAAAGTTAAAGCAAGTTATTTGGCTTGATGATCTTAGGTGGGTGTTAACTGATAAGAGAGGCCGCCGCTTTATGTGGTGGCTTCTCAGTATCACCGGATTTTTTAAACTTAGTTATTCAGGTAACAACGACGAAACTAATTTTAATGAGGGTAACAGAAACGTTGGCTTGCAGTTGATGAACGGCATTAACCAAGCTAGCCCGGATAGTTACTCAGTGATGATGAAAGAACATTTAAAGGATGCCGAGAATGACAACGGAAAATAACGCACAACCAAATGCTAACGCCGATGCAAACGCAGCGGCAGCAACTAACGCGCAAGCGAACGCTACCGGTACTACACCGGCGGCGGCACAAGGTGAGCAAGGGAAAACAACTCCTAATGCTGATGCGAGTAAAGCTAACCCGAATGTAGACCCCAATAAGGCTGCAACACCGGAAGCGAAACCCGATGAAGCTAAGGGCGATGTGAAGGCCGAAGGGGATAAAAGTAAAGAGGGTGAGGACAAATCTAAAGCCGCACCTGAGAAGTACGAAACTTTTGTTTTGCCTGACGGCGTAGGCATCGACCCTGACATTATGGGCCAGTTTGAACAACTTGCTTTAGGGTTAAAACTGAGTCAAGAGGACGCGCAGAAGGTTGCCAATTTAGGTGCGACGATGGCACAGAAATGGGCTAACGCTCAGTCTGAAAAGAATGCAGCAACTCAAGCCGAGTGGAAAGCAAAACTAACTACCGATGCAGAAATCGGTGGCGAACAAGTGAAAGAAAAAATGGCGGTAGCCCGCAAAGTATTTGATAAGTTCGGTACACCTGAGCTTGGCAAATTCTTAGATGAAAGCGGTTTAGGTAATCATCCTGAACTGGCACGTTGGGCTTATCGTATTAGTAAACATTTCGGTGAAGATACTTTTGTAGCTTCAGGCGGCGGCGCGCCCGGTCAAAAGGACGCGGCCAAAATTCTTTTCCCTAACCAGAATTAATTTTAAAGAGAGGTTAACATTATGGCTACTTTATCAACCACAAACCCAACCCTAGCGGACGTAGCGAAAGCGACTGACCCCGACGGTAAGATTGCTCAGATCGTTGAGATTCTGAACATGACCAATGAAATTTTAGATGATATGGGCTGGCAAGAAGGTAACATGCCAACCGGTAATAAAACATCTATTCGTGCAGGACTACCTAGCCCAACATGGCGTAAATTGTACGGCGGGGTTCAACCCACTAAAGGCCGTCAAGTTCAAGTTGTCGATAACACCGGCAGCTTAGAAGACTACGCTGAAGTTGACGCGGCCTTGGCTGATCTTAACGGTAACACCGCAGCGTTTCGTTTAATCGAAGACAGCGCGCATATCGAAGGGATGAACCAAGAGTTTTCACAAACATTGTTCTACGGTAATGAAGGTACTGAACCGGAAGCGTTCACCGGCTTGGCCCCACGTTTCAATTCGCTGTCCGCAGAAAACGCCGACAACATTGTTAACGCAGCGGGTTCGGGTTCCGATAACACTTCTATTTGGCTTGTAGTATGGGGGCCAAAAACCTGTTTCGGTATCACTCCTAAAGCACAACCTACCGGTTTGCAAATGACTGACAAAGGATTAGTCACCATTGAAAATGCAGACGGCAGCGGCGGGCGTATGGAAGCATACCGCACCCATTACAAATGGCAGTGTGGTTTAGTTGTTCGTGACTGGCGCTATGTAGTTCGTATTGCAAATATCGACGTATCCGATCTGAACACCTTGGCTAACACCAAGAACTTGGTTCAGTGGATGATTCAAGCTACCGAGCGTATCCCTTCTTTCGCAATGGGCCGTGCTGCGTTTTATTGCAACCGTACCATTCGTGAGAAATTGCGCCTTGGTATCCTTGAAAGAGCTATTACACAATTAACCTACGATACAGTCGCAGGTAAACGTGTTGTTGCTTTCGACGGTATCCCAGTACGCCGTTGCGATTCACTTTTATTAACCGAAGCCGCTGTTGCTTAATAGCGACGTTTTAGAGAGGAATTAAATTATGATGATCGACAAATTACTAGAACTGTCCGACGCGCAATCAGTTACAGCGGACGCAGCCAGCACCAACACTATCGACTTCGGAAGCGATGTCGATATGGGTGTAGGTTCCCCACTGTGGATTGTATTTAGTGTTGACGTGGCCGCAGATATTACAACGGGCGATGAAACGTACATATTGAAAGTGCAAACCGACGATAACGATGCGTTCTCATCCGCAACCGATCTTATCAGCGCGACAATCTTAGCAGCAGCATTACCAGCGGGTGCGCAACATGTCTTCGCGTTGCCTTACAACAACGAAAGATTTTTGCGTGCTTATTACGACGTTGGCGGTACTACACCAACGATAACCATTTCGGCTTGGCTGACTTCCGAAATGCCGCGTAAATGGGCTGCGTATCCTAATGCAGTAGGTTCTTAACAAGGGGGTAATAATGAAGGTACGCGCAATTAAAACAGGGTTTCATAAAGGGCGTAGACGCGCGGGTGAAATTTTCGATGCACCTAACAATGCATTCGACAACCCCGCTAAGTTACCCACGTGGTTTGTTCCGGCTGACCAAGTTGTTAAGAAGCCGATGGCGATACCTGCGGTAGCTGAAGCGGAACCTACGGTAGTTGAAACCCCTATTAAGAAGGTATCGAAGCCACCGATTCGGACGAAGGCTAAAGCAGACGAATCAGACTTGCTTTAATATTTAGCGCGTATTTAAGCGAAGGTATTTTGGGGCGCTCTCGCGCCCCTTATTTTTAGCGGGGGTATAGATGGCTTCGGAAGTTGATATTTGCAATTTGGCTTTAGCGCACCTTGGCGATCAAGCCAACGTGTCGCAAATTAATCCATCGGAAGGTACGGCACAGTCTGACCACTGCCGCCGCTTTTACCCTATTGCCCGCGACGTGTTGTTGGAAAAGCACGCTTGGCGATTCGCTACCGTGCGGGAAAGTTTAGCGTTGCTTGAAGACACACCGCCCGCAGGTTGGACGCTAACGTATGCGAAACCTAATCTATGTATTAAACCATTGGTTATTTTATTACCTGAAGAAACTGATGACGACAACGGGCAACCGTTTATCGTAGAAAGTTTAACGGATGGTACGGAAGTTATTTATACCAACACTGAAGATGCAGTGATTCGTTTTATTATTTTACGCACTGACCCAACTAAATTTACCCCACTATTTGTTAATGCATTAGCGTGGTTACTCGCATCATATCTTTCCGGGCCTATTACGAAAGACCCGAAAGTAAAAGAATCTTGTTACAAGATGTTCTTAAAAGAATTTGGTGATGCCGCTATGTCGGATGCCAACGCGAGTTACAAGAAAACGATAGCCGATTTTAAACCGAACCATTTAACCAACCGATGAATCTAAAAACTCTATTACGTTCTTTTGCCGGTGGTGAAATCACCCCTGAATTATTCGGGCGGTTGGACTTGGTTAAGTTTCAAACCGGGTTAGAGAAATGTTTAAACTTTATTGTGCTACCACATGGCCCAGTGGTTAATCGCCCCGGCTTTGGTTATATCTTAGAATCGAAAGATAGCGCCAAGGCTTCGCGTATGATTCCATTTGAGTATTCAACGCAACAAACTTTTGCCATTGAGTTCGGCGATCAATACGTTCGTTTCCATACGAACGGCGGCACGTTGTTAGAAGCAACGCAAAACATTACCGGTATTACGAAAGCTAACCCCGGTGTATTAACTTACGCGGGCGCTGACCCAACCAACGGACAAATATTTTTCTTGTCCGGTATCGGGGGTATGACGCAATTAAATAACCGTTATGTGAAAGTAGCAAACGTAAACGCCGGTGCTAACACCTTTGAATTAGTTAGTATCCACGGCGGCGCTAATATCAACACAACTAATTATTCAACCTACACGGCGGGCGGTACGATGGCCCGTGTATACGAATTAGCAACACCTTATCTTGAAGCGGATTTATTTGATTTGCATTACGTGCAATCGGCTGACGTGTTAACTATCGTTCATCCGAGTTATGCGCCGCGCGAGTTGCGAAGATTAAGCGCGACTAACTGGACGTTGACAACTATTTCATTTGTACCGACGCAAGCCGCGCCGACTTCGTTAACGGCAACGACTACGGCAGGTGCGGGCGCGATTGTTTACGAATATGTAGCCACCGCCATAGCAAGCGATGGCTTAGAAGAATCGTTAGCTTCTAACTCCGATGATTGTTCCAACGATCTATCAGGTGCGGGCGCTAAGAACACGATAGCATGGACGGCAGCCAGCGGCGCGGTTCGCTATAACGTGTATCGTAAAGTAAATGGTTTGTTCGGTTATATTGGTCAGACTTCGGACGTATCTTTTATCGATGACAATATCGACCCCGATTTAACGAAGACACCGCCGATTGATAACAACCCATTCGGCAGCGCAAACAATTACCCGCGCGCGGTTGGGTACTTCGATGGCCGCCGCGCATTCGGTGGTACGAACAATAAGCCACAAACTTTTAATATGTCTAAGAGCGGTACGGAAAGTAACTTCGGTTATTCCATACCGACACAAGATGATGACTCGATAGCGGTGAAAGTTGCTTCGCAAAAAGCTAATACCATACGCCACATTGTACCGTTGTCTGATTTGATGTTATTGACATCGGGCGGTGTAGTGAAAGTATCCGCTGCTAACTCCGATATCTTAACGCCTGATTCTGCGAAACCAAAAGAAGAATCTAACATCGGTGCTAGCAATGTGCAGCCCGCTAAGGCCGGTAAGAATTGTATCTACGCACAATCCGAAGGTGGGCGCGTTCAAGAAATTGTTTATTCATGGGAACAAACCGGATACGAAGCCAACGATATTTCTTTGATGGCCCCGCATTTGTTTGACGGCTTCACGATTAAAGATATTGCTTATACACATTCGCCTTACTTTACGGTGTGGTGTGTTCGTTCCGATGGTGTGTTATTGGGTTTAACTTATGTACCGAAGCACCAAGTGATCGCATGGCATCAACACGATACCGATGGTTTATTTGAATCGATATGTTCAGTGCCGGAAAGCGGCGAAAACATTTTGTATGCCATAGTTAAACGCACGATTAACAGCCGCACGGTTCGCTACGTTGAACGTTTACACACTCGCATGTTCGATGATGACCACCAAGAAGATGCGTTCTTTCTTGACGCGGGCGTTACCTACGATGGCGCGGCAGCTACCACCATAACCGGTGCGTATCACTTAGAAGGTGAAACAGTAAACGTATTAG